GGTTACGTTTCCGATAACGATGTGTGGTTCTTCTGCAACAGCCTCAGCAAGTGCTTGCTGTCCGCAGAGGAGAGTATCAAATACACGGGTTACTGGAGTTACAGTTACAACTGTGGTTGCAGAAACTGCACCAGTGTTTGCTGTGTCTACAGTGAAGGTTGTGGTTGAGCCAGAGGTGCTGATTGCAGTAATCTTTGCACCTGAAGCGATACCAGTTCCAGCAATCTTGTCGCCAACTTCTGCGCGAGTTGCGATAACAGCAGTTGAAGCAACACCGAAGGTGAAGCCTGCTGATGTACCTGCAACAGTTACAGCGGTTGTAGCGAGAGCAGTCTGGTCTGCACCATCCTTAGCAGATGGGATACGTGAAGATTCAACGAAGAATGCACCTTCGTAATCTCCGATTTCGCCAGCCCAAATCTTGTCTGCAGCAGGTGCAGTTTGTGCGTGGACGAAGTTCCAGCCCATATTTCCAGTTTCTGCACGAAGGTCGTGTGAAACTTCTGGGTGAATACCGCACCAGTAATAAGAGCCACGGCGAGCCTTAGCCTTATTTGCACGCAACTTAGCAACAGCCTTGCGGATGTCTGCTGAATCAATCGTGTCAGATGCAGTGATGGTTGCTGTAGAAGTACGAGCACCACCGTAAATTACGTTTGTTCCGCCAGTGAGAGTTGTTGACACAACATCATCAATAGAATCAGCAAGGTTGTATGCAATGATATTTGCAATTGCTGGGTCTACATCTGCGAGTGAGAATAACTCAAGAGCGCGGGTTACGAGAACTGCGTTACCGTACTCATTAAGAGTAATGGTGACGGAAGTTGGGGTTGTGAGCGCTACTGCATCTGGGTCTGTTGTCTCAGATAGAGTAGAGGTCTTTGGGTCAAGGTCAACGTAGCGTTGTAGAACAACGGTTGAACCTGGGAATGCTTGGCGAGCAGGACGCTTGTCTGCGACAGAACGAAGTAGTGGTTCTGAACGGAGAGCAAACTCTAGAAGACGGTCATACGCCTTCTGTACTAGACCTGCACCACCAACGGAACCTCCGAGTGAGGAGGCACCAGTATCGGTATATGCGTTAGGCATTGAGTTGTCACCTCCAAGTGACTATGAACGGATTAGGAATTGCGTAGAAGATTCATTAAATCATCAATAGAGTCGGCATTTTCTAGTTGTCGCTCTAGGTCTACGGCTTTGTCTGGAGCAATACCGCCTTGGGTAAGAATGTCTTGCTGACGCAAAGTCGCAAGATTCTGCTGCGTATCTTCATTCTGAACTTGTGGGTTGTAGCCGATTAAATCTCCGTTATCACGGAGCCAAGAGTCAATAGACTCCTCAGTGGCTTCCTGCACATCTTTCAAAATAAGTCTTGCAGCCTTAGCGTTTACTCCCTTTTTTGCTAGGACTTCTGCGACGGTCTTTTCCTTCTTCTCCTTGAGGAATCCTTCAAGTTGTTCGGAAAGTTCCTTGATACGCTTCTCATCAGCACGCTTGGCTTTTCTTAGTTTCTTAACTAAGTCATCGCCAGACAGTTGATGGTCTGGTGTATCTTGTTCGTCGTCTTCTTCATCCCAGTAGTTGTTGCTCATAGCAACCACCCTTTCTATCGTTAGTTAGTCGCAAGCCACAGTTCTGTCCAGGGGTTGACAGGCTGGCTCTTGCTACCAGTCTTATACACCGCGTGGGGCTGGTTGGTCCACGTCGGGAATCTAGAACGTACCGCCTATTTGGCTAGTAAGTGATGACTTGCCTAAGCCTGCGCTACCGCTAAAAGCGGCTAACTCACGCTGTGCAAGTTTGGTACGTTTACGTTGTGCAGATGCCAAAGTATTAAATACTTCCTGCTCTGCTTCTGCTTGACGGTACTCATCTTCAGTACCCTTGTAAATATCAGATAGTTTTTCAGCCGTAGGTAGAATGTCTGCAATAGTTGCATAACCCTTCTGAGCCTGGGCTTTAGTAATGCCTTGTGCAGCCAACTGCTCAGCCACACTAACGCCAGCCTTAAGACCTTGAAGTCCTGCCGCTGCACCAATTTCGGCTGCTGCAACTTGACGTTCAATCTTTTGGAACTGCTGATTGGGGTCAAGAACATAAGCAACTAGGTCATTATCGGTAATACCATAGTAGCCACGGAGCGTAGCCAAAATTGCTGGGTCAGCATTCTGTACTCGCTGTACCGCAGTAACTACACGGTTAGATAATTCTGTAGTAGAAATATCATTGCTAATAAATTGATTTACATAAGCATCATTATCAAATTGTTTTAGACCATAGGCTCTGAGAATCTGGCGATAATCATCTTCAAGATTAAGATAATCGCTAGGTTCAAGAACTCTTAAGCCTTTCTTAATACGGTCTTGATTAGCCTTAAAACGGGTTTTATATTCTTCAGTCTCTTGCAACTGTAAAGTAATAGTAGATTCGCTAGCACCGCCAATAGCCAGTTCTTTAATTTTAGGAACAAGACTTGCCAGTCCGTAACGATTAAATCTACTTGTTAGAACAGTAATAGCATTTTCAGCCTTTTCCCTTTTGGCTGCTTCCGCTGCTGCGGCTGCATCAATTCTTGCTTGTTCTCTAGCAGCCCTATCTCTTGCTTCTGCATCTAATTCAGCAGAACTTTTACCGCCAGTATTACCGCCAGAATTTCCACCGCCTGAACCTGATGGAGTATAAAGCATAAATGATTGTGGAACGGTAGCCCCACCTGACCATTCAGTTAAAGCAGTTGTACCATCATCATATTGAGGCACATTATAGGTAGCACCGTTAGTTGGATTTGTCCATTGAATATATCCAACTATTTTTTTACCAACATTAGATTTTAAATTAGTAGTTCCTGGGGTAATCATACCTGTTTGAGGATTAACAGTCCCTCCAACAGAAGTTGCTATGGCACTGGCATCTCTTGCTGCTTGAATCTGTGCTGCAACAGCAGTTTGCTTATCGGCTTCAGCAGCCTTGATATTTTCTGTTGCTGTTTTAGAAACTTGCTTAGACTCTGCAATACCAGCCTGAAGGTCTTTCAATGCATTTTTATTACCTTGAGTACGCCGAGCATTGGCAGCACGTTTAATAAATATAGTATCATCTATTTCAGCCATTAAAGAAGCCCCATATCTCTCAATACTCTTGCTCCAAGGTCATCAAAAGTCTGCTGTGCATTTTTTGTGTACAGCCATTCATCACGACTTTTAATAATCTTTTCTGCTTCCCACAATGGGACAATTTCTGGCGTCTGAGTTTTAGGATTTACATAACCAGCCAACTGTTTAAATACTGGGTTATCATTAGTTACAGTATCTACGTCCACTTCTAAATAGTTGGCTATGCTTTGACGCAGTGCTGAAGTCTGCAATCCAAATGAACGACCAGATTCAATACCCTTTGCATAAGCAGGGTAGGCAGATATAGCAAAACCTTTAAGTTCTTCTTGAATACTCTCATCAGTCATACTGCCATCTAGAATTCCCATTGAAACTTTATCCCAGTAATTCTTTGGCAGGATAGTATTAACGCCCTGGTCGGTTGCATACTCTTTAAGGGCATTGACCGCGCCTAAGGCACTGCCACCAATCTTGGTACCCATCTTACCAGAGTTAAGAATCATTACCTCTACTTGGGTGTCAGTATCACCTCTGAGGTAGGAGGTCTCCAGCATTGCTTCAATGTCTTGGTTCCAGAGAAAACCTTTTTGAATTAACTTTCTTTTGGTTTCTTCTTTCCAGGAATTAAATTCTTGCCCATATACACCAGGCTGTGCAGCCTTTTTAGTCTGACGAGACTGTGCATTGGTGGTTAGGTTCTTGTAGTAATTTGTATTAAAGTAATCTAGCCGAGCCTTAGCAATATTGCCCTTTGCAAATTCATCAAAAACAGCCTGTAATTCTGGAAAGGCTTTAATGATTACTTCTGTAAGACCAAGTGCTAACGCTTCTGCTTTGCCCGTGGCACTAGGAGTTGGCGGAACATTAATATCTCCACCACCATCAATTACATTTTCTGGTCTCATTATGCTATCGGTGCTCCTAATCCATCAAGAAATGCTAGGAAGTCAAAACTAGTTTTAGGGTCAGTAGCCCCTGGACGTTCTTCTTTAATACGTTTTGGCAACTCTGCTTCTACCTGTGCTGCGCTAAATGGTTTAGTTTGTTTACGTACAGTTACTCCGCCCTTCTTTTCAAGGGTGGTCATAGTGCCTTGTTTAATCTGCTCCATATAGCGGTCAGTTTCTTGCTTAAGAAATTCATCATCTATAGCCATATCTGTAGTCTTGCCATAAACATCTTTAACAATAGCCTCTACTACATCACGGTCCATCATATTAATATCACGGAGCGGATACTGGCTATCACCACCGTCACCAGCAGCGGGTATACCTTTTAGCCAACTAGTGAAGGTCGGAAACTTAGTCTTACCATCAATACGATATGAGTCAACTACGTCTATTGTGTATTCATTGGCTACCTTAAGAATGCCAGTTGTTAAAGCCTGTTCGCTGCGAGTTTTATAATCTTGTTCTCTTATATAACCCAAGTCATATAAAGTCTTGCGTAAACCTTCTTTGTTATTCTTAAAATATGTACGGACTTGTTTTACAACTGAATCAGCATTAATTAGGTCATAATCAACACCATTAGCATCTACAATTAAAAAGCGCTGCTCTGGTTCATTGCCAACAATTTCCTGCAACTGACGAACATTGCCATAAGTATCAAAAGATACAAAGAACTTAGGTTTAGTGCCGCCAAAGTCGCTAGCAAGAGACTTACTCTGTGCAACAGCACCCTGCTGAGAAACCAATCTTGTTTGTTTAGTGCCTTTAGCACCCTGACGCAGCGTAGCACGCCCAGTGACATCTTTATTTTCTGCCATTACTACCTTCCTGCTCCTGCTTGGACTGCATCTCGTGAGAATGAATTAAGTAGCGGTCTAAATACCACTCGGTTTGCTTCATTAATTGCTGGGTAAGCCTTTGCTAACTGATTAATAATTGCTTGTACTTCTTCTCGTTGCTGTTCCTTTAGCGAACTAAAGTCATAACGACGGGAGTTGTAGTCATCAGTAGCATTGGCTACAAAGTTAGCAACTTCTTCTAGGGCTATCTGCATAGCCTCTTT